AAGAAGATAACAAAAATATAGAAGAAGAAAACACTACGGAACAAAAGGATAATTTATTAGACTTTGGCGAGTTAGATATAGATTATCTTGCAGAAGATGCTTTAGATACAGATGAATTGGAGTTTACAGAATTAGATTATGATGCCCTGAATGTAAACTTTTTAGAGGATTTACTTGAAATAATTACTGAATTAGATGTTTTAGATAATGAAGAAGAACTTACACAAACAGTTTCAGCAGTAAATATAGAAGGCACAACTATAGGACAAGATCAAAAAACACAAATAACTACTATAGTTTCAGGACAAGAAGTAAAATTAACAAGATCAGTAGCTTCTTCAACATCTATACAAATAGATAGTGGTGAAAGCTATTTAGTAGTTTTAGAACAAGATGGTGTTACTAACCAAGTAAAAGTAAATGGCGGTGGGTCGTCAGTAATAGTAATAAGGCAAAGTCAATGAAAAAAATATTTATAATAATTACAATTTTTATCTTCACAGTAAGCTGTGCAAAAACAATAGTAGCTTATGATGAAGAATTAAAAGATTTTGTAGCAAAAAAAGGTAAAGAAATAGAAGGCACTATAACTGTAAACAAAGGAGATACTTGCCAAGTTGTAGATGATATTTTTGTGGTTTGCGGTCAATGAGTAAAGTTTTATTAGGAGTAATAGCAGTTTTAATTTCTATATGTGGATTTTTATATTGGCAAAATTCATCATTAGCTTCTTTAAATCAAGCATTTGAGTTGAGAGATCAAGAACAAAAATTAACTATAGAAACCTTACAAACCGATTTTGAGCAACAAACAAAAGGTCTTTTAGATTTACAGTCTAAAAATCAAGAAATTCAGCTAGAAATGAATAGATATTTAGATATTTTTAAAAGACATGAATTAAGTAAGTTAGCTGCAGCAAAGCCAGGACTTATTGAAAAGAGGGTGAATAATGGAACTAAACAAGTATTTGATAGTATTGAACAAGATAGCCGTATTATTGATAGTCTCGATAATGGCTTACAGTTGCAGTCTAATCCCTAAACAAGTAGATGTAATTAGCAAACCTGTTGAGCGTAAGATTGCTCAGCCAATATTGCCAAGAGAAATAGATTTGAAAGAGCCATTTTGGTTTGTGGTTTCAGAATTAAATGTAGATGATTTTTTAGAAAGAGTAAAAAAGGAAGAAGGTCGTATAGTCTTTGTAGCTATGTCAATTCCTGACTATGAGTTGATGGCTTACAATATGCAGGAGTTAAAGAGGTATATAAATGAGCTTAAAGAAGTGGTCGTTTATTATAGAAAAGTTACTACCAACGAGGAGTAAAAAAATGAAAATATCAAAAGAAGGAATTGCTCTTATAAAGAAGTTTGAAGGACTAGAACTTAAAGCTTATCAAGATAGTGTTGGCGTTTGGACTATAGGTTGGGGTCATACTAAAGATGTATTTGAAGGCATGGAAATATCAAAAGAAGAAGCTGAATCTTTTTTAACTATAGAACTAGAAGAATTTGAACAGTATGTAGAAGATTTAGTAGATGTTGAATTAGAGCAATGTCAGTTTGATGCTTTGGTATGTTGGACATATAACTTAGGACCAACAAATTTAGCTAGTTCTACAATGTTAAAAGTTTTAAATAAAGGTATGTATGAAGAAGTGCCTTATCAAATGAAAAGATGGAATAAAGCAGGTGGAGAAGTTTTGAAAGGTTTAGTTAGAAGGCGTGAAGCAGAAGCTCTTTTATTTCAAGGAGAGCAATGGCATGAGGTATAAATGGCTCTAGTTAAATATAAATTTAGACCAGGAATAAACAAAGAATTAACCTCATATGCTAATGAAGGCGGTTGGTTAGATTCAGATAAAATTAGGTTTAGATTTGGCAATCCAGAAAAAATAGGCGGTTGGTCAAAAAACTCTCCTACAAGTTTCTTAGGTACTTGTAGAGAAATACATACTTTTAAAACATCAGAGCTTACACACTTTAATTCTTTAGGAACACACTTAAAGTGGTATATACAAGAAGGTAATAATTTTTACGATATTACACCTATTGATAATACAACTGCTGCAGGTGATGTAACCTTTACTGCTACAGAAGGATCATCAACACTTACAGTCAATGATACTTCACACAATAGAAATCCAGGAGATTTTGTTACATTTTCTGGAGCAACTACTATGGGTGGTAATGTTACTGCTGCAGTTTTAAATCAAGAATATGAAATAGTTTCTACAACTACTAATACTTATACAATAACAATGTCAGTATCAGCTACTGCTACAGATGCGAGTAACTCTCCTGGTGGTGGATCAAGTGCTGTAGCTGCCTATCAATATGGAGTTGGTTTAGATGTATTTGTTGCAGGTACAGGTTGGGGTGCAGGATTTTGGGGAGAAAGCACATGGGGTAGTACAAGTCCCGTTGCAGTCTTTAGTCAATTAAGATTATGGTCTATAGATAATTTTGGACAAGATTTGGTAGCTGTACCTAGAGGTGGTCCTTTATTTATTTGGCAAAAAGCAAATGGCTTAAGCACAAGAGCGGTACTAGGAAGTTCTTTAGCAGGAGCAAGTAACTGTCCTATTTCAGCTTTACAAATAATGACATCAGATGTTGATAGACACTTAATTGCATTAGGTTGTAATCCAATAGGCAGTAGTGTTGTTGATCCTTTGTTTGTAAGGTGGTCAGACTCAGAAAATATGATTGATTGGACACCATCAGCTACAAATTCAGCAGGTGGTGTAAAGCTTTCATCAGGTAGTCAAATAATAGGTGCTGTACAAACAAGACAAGAAACACTTATTTTTACAGACTCAAGTATTTTTTCTATGAGATTTGTAGGTAGTCCTTTTTACTTTTCATTCAATGAAATAGCTAGAGGTATTGGAATGATTGCTCCAAAAGCAGGAGTAGCTATAGGTGGCTCAGTTTATTTTATGGACGATGGTGCTTTTTATAGAGCAACAGGTAGTATTGAACAAATACCTTGTACAGTATTAGATCATGTTTTTAGTGATATGAATAAATCACAAAGATTTAAAATATTTGCTGCAAACAATTCAGAACATAATGAAGTTATTTGGTTTTATCCGTCAGCAAATAGTACAGAAATAGATAGATATGTTACTTATAACTATTTAGAAAAGGTTTGGACTGTTGGAACTACAAGTGATGGTTATACCCGTACGGCTTGGAATTTAGCTCCTACATTAGATTATCCATTAGCTACAGGAAAATTAGATGATACACAAAATAATTACCTTTATAACCATGAATTTGGTAATACTGCAGATGGAAATAATTTTAGTGCTTACATTGAATCTGCTGATATTGATTTAGACCCTGCAGGAGAACAGTTTATGTTTGTTTCTAAAGTGATACCAGATATACAATTTATAAATTCTACAAGTAATTCAGATACTGTGAATTTAACAATCAAAGGTAGAAAATATCCTGCAGAAACACAAAGTGTTTTATCTACTTTAGCACTTACACCAATAACAACTTTTAAGAACACTAGGGGTAGAACAAGACAAATAGCCGTGAGACTTGAAACAAATTCAGGGGATTTTTCATGGAGACTTGGAGATACCAGAATAGATGTTAGAACAGACGGGAGGAAATAATGGCAGCTAAATCATCACCACCTTTACCTTTGCCACAACCAGATTATTCTTTAGATAACGAATTGGTTACAAGAAGAACATTAGAGCAAATAATACAAGATATATTCAATGATTTAGGCAATGTTAATGGTTTGAACTCAGGAGCATTATCTAAGTCAGTTAAAAGACATCAATTTTTATTAATGGGCACAAAGGGAAATGTCGGATAGTTTAAAAGTATTAGGACAAATTTCTCCAAGTGCAACAACAGAAACAGACTTATATACTGTACCTGCAGCGACACAAACTACTGTTAGCTCAATAGTAATTTCAAATAGAGATTCAGGAGCAGCAACATATAGAATTTCAGTATCTGTAGCAGGTGCAGCTACTGCAAATAAAGATTATTTAATTTTTGATAAAGCATTAAGTGGTAATACAACAGACACTTTGGTTATAGGTATTACCCTAAATGAAACTGATAAAATACGAGCATATGCAAGTACGGCTAATTTAAGCATCAACGCATTTGGTTGTGAAACTACTGAGGAATAATATTATGGATATTAAAGATCAAGTAAAAAATGTAGCAGCACAAGGAAGATATGGAGACACTATGCTTCTCCATGTTAATCCTATTGAAGTGGAAGCTTTGGCTAAAACTATGCCAATTACTGTTAATCCTGAAACAGGACAACCAGAAGCATTTTTACCTCTTTTAGCACTTGCAGCACCTATGATTGGATCACTTGCAGGTCCTGCACTTTTTAGTGCTTTAGGAGCGACTACATTAAGTCCTTTGATTGCTTCTGCTTTGGGTGCAGGTTTAGCTCAGACTGCAGCTACAGGAGATGTTAAAAAAGGTTTGATTGCAGGTCTTACAGGTTATGGTTTTGGTAAACTATTTCAAGGTGCGTCTGCTCTTGGATCAAAAAAAGACGCTTTGACAGCAGCAACTGATACATTAACAGGTGGTGGTTTAGATGCTACTAATTTAATAAAAGATACTTTGGTAGCTAATCCTGCAACTGATCCTAGTTTATTAACAACAGCTTCACAAGCAGCTAAAGATGCAACTATACAAGGAATAGGTGCAGATGCAGCAAAAGGTATTACTTTTGGTACAAATCCTGCAGGACAAATGACATACACTTTACCTGCAGACCCTATAGCAACAGGTAATCCTTTAAAAGAATTTGGAGCAAATTTAATAAATAAAGCTGCTTCACCTTTTAGAAGTACACCTGTATTTCGTTTAGAAGATGTAACAAATGTAGCGGGATTTCAACCTGCTGATTTTGCTACAGCAGGTATAGATATAACTGCTCCAAGTTTATTAAGTTCAGCAGGTCAAGACTTTGCAACTAATGTATTGTCTAGTCCTCAAAATATTTCAGGGTTTGCAGAAGGCATAGCTAATACAGCAGGTGAAGTTACTAGAAATGCTTTTGGATTGCCTATGTCGCAAGGTCCAGGAATTGGACAACTTTATTCTAATGTGCCAAAAGCTTTTCAAGGCGAAGGATTAATGGGAAGTTTAGGTGTTTTAAAAGATGCAGGTGCAGGAGCATTATTACCTATAGGTGCAGGTTATGGTGCTGATTATGCTTACGATATGTATAAAGGACCAGAAGGAGAAAGTTTTGAAGATAGAATAGCTAGAGAAAGAGCAGAAAACTTTGCTGCAAATCCAGAGCCAAATATTTTTTATAACGAAGGCGGAAGTACAGATTTAGGAGAAAGACCTAAAGTATTTTCTCCTGAATCTATATTAGGATTTTCTGGTCTTTCCCCATTAAAAAGTATTTTAGATGGTGATTTTAAAATACCTGCAGGAATGTTTGGATTAGCAGGACTTGCGTATGATTATTTTAAAAATAAAGATGCAAGAAATGAATATGATGCTCAAATGGCAGCACTTTTAGAAGAAGATAAAACTCGTGAGCCAACTGCACTTTTGGATAACAGAATGATGACTATGAATATGGCAGAAGGAGGAGTTACAGGTGCTGTAGGGTCTGTAATTAATCCTGTTGCTAGTGAAGTTGCAAATGTATTTGGTCGTCCATCAATGTCTTTAAATAGAGACATAGAAGATATTTCTGATGATGAAATGATACCTTTTCTAGGCGGATCAAGAATCTCTGGAAAAAACTTTAAAGAAATTTTTGATCCAAATAAAAGTGATGCTGATACTGATGAAGAAACAGAAGGTAAATCACCTGAAAATATAGTAGCAAGAAGAACAAGAGAGATACCTCAAGGATTTAGAGCAGGTATTGATCCTGAATTTATGTACTTTCAAAGTCCTTTAAATCCTTCTGCTGCAGAAGTTATGGGAGATGCAACAACAATTCGACCTGATATTGCACCTATTACTCCTACAAATACTACAAGTTATGGTATTCCTGGAGTCATTGATCCGTATAAAGGATTTAGTGATCAGATAATTTCACCTGAATCTCAAATAATGAGTCCTGCAGATCAAATGATTGATATGCCTACTCAATCTCAACCAGAAATGCGTACAACTTTAGCAGGAACTCCAATTGATCCTATTGGTCCAATAAACGATATTGATATGAAAAAGTTTTTTGAACAAGAAGATGAGTTTTGGAAAATGTATGGACAAGCACAAGCAAACAAAGGTCAAAACAGTCCTATGTCTGCAATACCACCTATAGATTTAAGTGGGTTAGTTCCTAATTTTGGAGAAGGTTTAGGTTTCAATGAAGGCGGTGATACAGATAAAAAACTGCCTAACAAAGGTTTAGAAGCTTTAGATAAAGTAGCTCCAGAAGTAGTAGAAAGAATGGGTTTTCAAGAAGGCGATCAAACTGAAATAAAACCAACGATGGCACAAATGCAGGAAGCAATACCTACAGATACTGCAAATCAAATGATTGATGATCCATTAACTGCAGAGCTCATAAACTATTTATTAGGTAAAAGTTTTGATGATACTGTTGTAGAAAGATTTACATCTAAATATGGAGCAAACGCATTTGCTGCAGTAAGAGATAGAGCTTTAAAAACTTTAGTTCCAAACGCACAAACTACAGGAAAAATAGAGGGTAGTGATAATGGCGGTATGGCAGATGATATCTATGGCTCTATGGGTAATGAAAAAATAGCAGTATCACAAGGAGAATTTGTATTACCTGCTGATGTTGTTTCTGGTTTAGGCGATGGCGATACAGACTCAGGCAGCAAAGAGCTATACGCTATGATGGATCGTGTTCGTCAGAAAAGAACAGGAAAAACTCAACAACCAAAACCTATTAATCCACAAGAATTACTACCTGCATAATGGAAGCTATACAAGAACAAAAACCTTTCCAAGTATCTTTAATAATGCCTGAACATTTGAGTCAGGTTTGGGGTGATTGTGAAAAGCTTTTGCATAAATCTTGTCATAGATCAGGCGGAAGAATAAATCCAATAAATATTCTTTATAGATTAAATAATAATGAATGTAGTTTGTGGATAATCTTTGAAGAAAAAACTTTAGAAATTGTAGGTTGTGTAATTACTAGAGTGCATACATACCCTGCAGATTTAAAAATGTTACACATAGAACATTTAGCAGGAAAAAAAATGCACGATTGGATAGATGACGGATTACAGGTTATGTACGATTGGGCAAAAGCTAATAAGTGTAAAGGCGTAGAAGGTGTAGGACGAGGTGGTTTTTGGAATTGGATAAAGAATAAAGATTGGGAAGAAACAGCAAGATTTTATGAAATTAAATTTGATGAGGTAAAAGATGAGATTTCTTAAAGGCGGTGGTGGTGGCGGTCCATCAAAACAAGTAGTTGAGCAAACAAATTTACCAGAGTTTGCAGAGCCATATGTAACTAGATTATTTCAAAGAGGAGAAGCAGAAAGCTTACAACCTTATACAACCTATCCAGGTCAAAGGTTAGCAACTTTTTCTCCTGATGAATTAACTGCACAAGCTATGACAAGAGGATTTGCATCTGCAGGAACTCCATCACAACTAACTGATGCCTCACAGTTAATTGGAGATATTGCTTCTACAAGATCAACTATAAATCCATATGAAAGATTGTCTTTTGAAGATGGTATTTCAAAATTCATGAATCCATATCAACAAGCAGTTACAGATATAGCAAAAAGAGAAGCTATTAGAGATTCAGAAATGATGGCAGATCGTATCAGTTCTAAAGCTACTCAATCAGGTGGTTTAGGCGGATATAGAGAAGCTATCATGCAATCCGAAAGAGAAAGAAATTTAGGTCAAAAGTTAGGCGATATACAAGCTAGAGGACTTGAAAGATCATATACTCAAGCTTTAGGGCAATTAGATAGAGAAA